AACATACTGGCCTCGCGTCTACGCGCGATAGAGGTACCGCCTAACCAAAGTGTGCGGCCTGCAACAGCTACTTTTCTGTCTAGAAGTAGTTGCCGTAGCTCCTCTAGCTCTTCTTTCTCTCTATAGGTCAGATTAACCCATTCCGTTAAATCGGGAGTGATATCATGCAAAGGCATTTCTTCTAATACTTTAGAAGTTTTTGCCCTTTCCCAAAGAAACGTTTGATGCTGAATTACTCTGTCTACTGTTTCTGCCCACGTTTCAAATTCAGTACCTTCAGTGTTTAAAGGCCTATTGTACGTTCTACGAGTTACTACTTGTGCCCTTGTGCTAAGTGTCATACTTCTCCCACTATATACTTTTCTTCCTGTAATAAATAACCTTCTAACTGCCAAATTTTATTTCTGGCATTTTCTCTACTAATCTTTTTGCCTATGTCGTAGTTAAAGTTTTCTTTACTGACTACTGAGGCCTCTCCGAGCACTGAGAATCCGTTTTGCAGAATAAGCTCACATATCATAGTTTTACCACTAGGTAAAACTACGTACGTCTCCGACATAATTACATTCTCGATATCTTTAGGAGATAATCGAGGAGCATTCAGACCTTTATCTTTAATTAGCTGTTCTAGCTCTTGTTCGTTATTACTCACTGTCCTGTACTCCCAAAACCGTTAGCACCTCTATCACTATCGTCCCAGGTAGCTTCAAAAGGAATAAATTTAGCCAACATAATAGGCACTATTACTAGCTGTGCTACTTTAGTTTTGTAGGCTTCTATTTTGTATAAGTCATCGCCGTTATTTTTAAGGAGTACTCTAATATTGCCCCGGTAAGCTGAATCTATAACACCTACAGAATTAGCTAGAGAAACACCCAACATTCCTTGCCCGGAACGACTAAATACTAAACCAACATATCCCACTGGGATTTTTATAGCTACTCCAGTATCCACTAAAACTGTTTCACCCGGATATATAACAATATCTGTTTTACTGCTACTTTTCAGATCTGCCCCAGCATCCGACGGATGGGCCCTTTCAGGCATTAGTCTCTCGTCTTCAACTTTTACCTCTACAGGCCTGTTCATGTACTCTGGAACTTTCAATTCACGACTCCTATAATAGTTACGAAATAATGCCCTAAATTAAACATAATGTGGTTAACAGCGCCACCGCCTACAGTAAACCAGATATCCGTAGGTTCGTATGTGCCTTTATTCAAATGTCTGTCGTAATACAAGTCTTTGAATAAAGCAAGCCCTACCACTACCAGTAGCGATGTTGTGCCAACAAGCCAAAACGGCACGTAAACAACTCCATTATGCACTAGTACTACTGATAAGACTGTAAGTAACACTGCAGATACAGCATATATTACCGAGCCGTATATACCATGGTTGGCCCAATCCACTCTAATTACAGGTAGTTTCATAAAATATCCTTAAGTTTAGTATCTATATAGATACAGTTATCCGGACCTAGGGCCTCGGCACAATGTGTCTGTAGGTCCATAAGTTTATAGTTTCTTATAATATTATCTACGCCAAAGTCGTTAAGACTTTTTATGTATTTGTACTTGCTACTAATAGGTATAGCAGCCGCTACATCATAGGCAGTGCCGTATTGTTGAATTAGTGTCTTGGCTCTACTAGGACCAATCCCTTCGACACCAGGAATTGAATCACCCGAATCTCCCATCAGGCACTTTATACTAATGTGGTCATCTATGTCATAGTCATAATGGTTACCCCAATTTTCAAACGTAACTTCTTTTCTAGTAACGTAGGAAAACCTAGACACTCCGGCTGTGATAAGTAAGTCCCAATCTCGATCGGAGCTTATAAGCCATATAGTTTTTGTCTTTTTCAATTTATCTACAATATATGCAGCAATATCATCAGCCTCACAACCTTCAAATCTAAAAAATAAAGGATACTTCTTAGCTAGAGCTTCAAGGGTTAAATTGTATTCTTCAAAGAAGGCCTCGAACTCGGCCTTCTCCTGTTCAGTCTGGTCTTTAAATTTTTCTTTTCTACCGCTTTTGTATTCAGGATATAGCTCTCTACGATAGCTAGATGCGCCTTTATCTGCGGTAATTACAACATGCTCTGCCTGATATGATTTGCGTAAGCTTTCTACTGTAGTAATAAATTCGCGCTCAAAATGTACGGCACCGGCGTGTTTCCATCTAAAGGCTAAGTTGAGTGTATCTACTATCATTACAGTATTTTTGTCATACTGTACTGGTGTCATTATATTTTTTGCCATTATTTTACAAATTTGGGTTGTTCAGTTAATAACCACTCTTCCAATAGCGATACATATAGCTCATAGCTGTCGACGCTTAGGTATACAAAATCTATAGAAGTAATAGGCATTTCTTCGTACGCAACAAACATTTTACTACGATTATGTTTAAAAATCAAGAGAGGTTTTCTACCTACTTGATCTGCTTGTCTTAATGTCTGTTTCCACCACTCCAGTATTTGAGGGTTTTTGCCGCTTAATATCTTACTAGTTAAATGGTCTTCTTCGTAGTGTTTACACTCCACACAGAACAAGTTTTCTTTATTAGGAATGTAAAGGTCACCTTTTAATCCGTGCTTTTCGTTAAGAGCACCAGAGTTTGGAGTACGTTCCCAATTAAGCTTCGTATGTTTTCTGAGTACCGCTTTAATATCTGTTTCGGCTTTAGTGCCTTTGGCTCTAACATCCACCATATTATTCTATCCTAGAAATGTTATTCTTTTTAGTTATATGCAATTTCTCTAGAAGAGGATGTGAGAAACCGTGCGATACTAATATAGTATTCAGGTATTCTTCTTCTATAAGAATTTCTATAAGCTTTTCTTTGCCTTCCGAATCAAGAGACTCAACTGTTTCATCCAGTATGAGTAAATTCGTCCTAGTATCAGAAATAGCTTGCATAAGCTTACGAATAGCTAACAGCGTCGATACGTTAACCCTCGCTAGTTCACCATTGCTCAAAGCCTGTATATCAATATCCGTGCCGTTATCTGTAATAACTACGTCTAGCTTATCTGAACTATTTAATCGGAAAGACAGCTGGAACCTGCCGGAGCTCATTTCTTGCAGATACTTGTTAGCTATATCTTCGAGATCCTTTACCAAAACTTCTAGCTTGTAGGCCACCAGACCATTAGGACTGAAGGACTTCACGAGTATTTGTAACAAACTTAGCTGTTCAGTTAATTCAGCAACTTCAGCACTTAACTTAGACTGTTTTTCCAACATGTCAGATTTTTGACTTAACAGTACTTCAACCTTTGTATTGTGTGCAATAATGAGGTTATTGTGCTTGGTAGCCTTATCTATTGCATTTACATTACTGGTTTTAGCAGCCTTTAACTGCTTTAGAAGTGTCTCTAGTTCTACGGGATCCAGTAAAACTTTTTCGACCCTAGGGTCGTAGAGGGTGTGTAGCTTTTCCCATTCTAGCTGCTTATTTTTTAGCACACCTATCCTATCATTGTGTGCTTTAATTTCTTTTAGTTTTTTCTCGACATCCTGCAATTTTTGCTGAATTGGCGCGAGCGAAATTTTCGCCTCCTCCAACATCTGCACTTTGTGAGACGCGTCAATGTTCTGGCCACAACTTGGACATTTGGTTAGAATAGGTCCGGTACCTTTAATTACGTTGTTAAATTTTCTAGCTTCAGCTTGTAAAGTGGAATACTGTATATTTAACTCAGTTGCATCTAGTTCCAAAGGTATCTCTACCGGAGGATCTATAGCGTCCAACATTTTCTTATACGTATTGTTTTTATTAATACGCTGATTAATGCTAGTTATATTTTCGATACGTTGCTGTACATTAACTATATCAGAATCTATACTTAAATCTAATTCCGGTACATCTAGAATATCTGTGCGAATATTTAGATCATTCTTATTAAGATTATGTAACCAACTGTCTACTGAAGACAGAGACATTTTAGCTACATCCAACAACTTGGAAACTTCTTTTGATCTCTCTTTGTAATAATCGGCCAGTCTATTATATTTAGTAAGATTCAATAGATCTATAAGAAACTTTTTACGTGCCGTATCTGTAGCAGTTAAAAACTCAAGACTGAAAGGGTTGTTCTGGTATACGATCTGAGAGAACATCTTATGGTCATAACCAAGGACTTCTTCTATAGCTTTATATGTTCCCGTGGAAGTATGCGCACTAATGTCTTCGCCATTCTTTAATAGTCGTACAGACTGAGTCGCCCCTCTGTTGGTAATAATATTATAGGTATCTTCACCCTTACTAAACTCTAAAGAAATGTTGTAAGCTTTCGCTCCTGAATACCTGTTTAAGATATTTCCACGTTTAATACCCTTAGAGTTCTTATTAAATAACACTTCTTCTAGAATTAGTGCTATGCTACTCTTACCATGGCCATTCTTGCCTATTAGTTGGGTAACTTTAGCACTATCAAAATTTATGCTATTGTCTGAGCCATAAGAAAATATGTTTTCCCATTGCATAGATTTAAACTTAATATTACTACTCATTGTCTACGTATCCATCTAGTATTTTTATAACTTTATCAACAATAGGTTCCTCTAAGTTTAGTACATAGAGTAGGTACTCTCGCACTTCTTCGGAAAGACTCATGTCAGGGTCTAGATATAGGGCCGTATCTTTGGATCTGTTTAAAACCTTCTTATCTAGAACAGCGCTATCCTCTACTTGAGCTAGCGAAGCTAGGTCTCCTTCCACTTCGTAAACTACGTGATCATAGTCCCCTGGAGGCATAGGGTCTCCGGCCTTAATCGTCCTACGTATGAGCTGAGGTAGTTCTAGTTTTACCCATTCGTATGTATGATCTGAAGTATCGAATATAATAACACCAGTATCAACCCTATTTCTATGAAACGAAGTAGTAATAGGAGAGCCTGGATAGAGGATATTTCTTTGGGAGTTTTCATAACTATGCAGATCACCGGCCAAGACTGTTTTCCATCTGTCGAACAACTCCAATGGGATTTCTGGCTTTACATGTGGAGGAATTTCTCCTCGTACATGCGTGCATAGTATATCTGATGTAAAGTCTACGTCGCTAGGATGATAGTCTTTTAGTTTATTATACGGTAAGAAGTCTATACCTTTATACGTTAAGTAATCATCAACAATTTCTACATTACTATTTAACGCTGAGGTAACTGATTTCAGATTGGTAAGAAAAGTAGTATTTTTCTTTACCGCCTCGTGATTACCGGAGTATATTATTGTATCGGATTGTAGGCATGTTACTAGTTCGAAGTATAATTCTAGCTCTTCGATATTAGGCAGCTTATCAAAAATATCTCCGCCTAATACTGTTAGATCAACCTTTTTGCTTAGAATAGCTAATTCTTTAAACAACAACCTATAACGATTTTTTGCCCATTCTACAGGTACGTTTTTCTGTCCTAACTTTATGTGTAAATCAGCAGTAAATAAAACTTTCATATCAGTATCTGGTACCTAAGGCTAAAACAATGAGATCATCGCTTACCATATCACACAATTTTAGCTCTGATATCAGCTCCCATAGGGTATCGGGTATGTCGACGTATTCGTCCAACAGTATATAGTTGTATTTTAAATTTAAAGGACTTCTAATGCCTCTAAACTTATACCCAGCCTCTAGTCTGCTCTCTGGAGGGCCGTATTTTTTTATTAATAGTGCAGATTTTTTAGAGGCCAGTTGTTTTAGTAAATAAGTCTTCCCTGACCTTCTAGGTACTGAGAGGATTAAAGTTCTAAAGGATTTGATATAGGCTAAGTAGCCAAGAAATTCCTCTAAATGCTTATTTGGTGGTGATACGCCTTGTATAGCTTCGTTTACCAATTTCTCTAACGACATTATGTTCTTTCAGTTAAGTGCAAAAAGCCCCCTAGGACTGACGCCACTAGGGGGCTATTTGGTTTACAGGTCGCTGGGCTTTTCCTTAGCCTCGTCAGCCTCGTCAGCGTCTTCCGGACTGTCTTCAACAGGCTTGGTTAGCTTATCCAGATTGGCCTTCACTTCATCAGGAGTGGGGCGTGGGTACTTGCTGTCAATACCAGGATCCTTGGATATGGCTTCGAGTTCCGCCTCTGAAAGAGGGCGAGTTTTACAACGTAGCTGTTGTAAGGTGTACTCTACATTAAACGGTAGCGGACCCGTCCGAACTCGCCGAAACACGGCGTCCCAACCCGTTTCTGGATCCGTAGGATCGCCTAGATCTTCTGCTAGGCTCATAATCTGCTCGAACAGCTTCTTCTTAAGATTGAGGACCTTAACCTTTCCGCCGTCCTTAATGTCGATACAGTTGATGCTGTACGACCACTGGCATTTTGCTCCTGGAAAGTAATCTGGAACGTGATCGTACTCAATGTTATCGAACTTCTCTTTATCGCGATTAAATGCAAGACTCTCTACCGGCAGATCGGTACCCTGAGATGATTTAATCCAGTACATGTAACGGGGGAGAACTCCACCGAACATGCGTACAATGTTTTCGCCGTCAACATATTTGTAAGCGTCAACACTGTTTTTAGCTGCTTTGCCTTTGGTGTCACTAAATGATTTAGCCATGATTTCCTTGTTTATTCAAATTTAAAGATTAGATTATTATCTTTAATAGTTATTAAAGGGTTGTGTTTAATACTAGTTAAATTTATATCCGGGTAGTAAGATAGTGGTAAGTATTTAATTCCGTACAGTTTGTACAAAGTATAGTCTCTTAAAGCTGCTGCTTTAATGTACTGTATAATAAATAGTATATCTACTTGTTTTACTGCGCCTAGTAGATTCTTTGGGTTAAGTAAAAAACTACTACCAATATAATTTTTACTGGGTATTTTCCAGCCTTTCCTAACAGGTTTCTTAGTAATTAAGTAGTGGAATAATTCTAACGTTTTTACAGGATCTCCTGTGCAGTCTTTGTCTATTTCCTTTAAGTCAAAGAATAAAGTCATACTTTCCCACTACAAAATATATTATAGCACAAGTGTACCCCTCGCGCAAGTTGAAAATTTAGACGCTTTTTATATCCCAGCCTTTTTCTAAATAGAAGGCTAGTCTAGCATTGTTTTGCTTCTTATCCGAGTAACCAGAAAACTGTAGATCTATAACTACCGGATCTAGTTTGTTTGGATGTTTGCGCATTATACGACCTATAATCTGTTCTAGTAGTACAACACTAGAAATAGGGCTAGCCAGAATTACACAACTTAGAATATTTACTGAGATTCCTTCGGAAAAGATCTGACGAGAGCCGGCAATTGCCGTTTTTTCTCCGGTTTCGAGTTGTTCTGTAATTCTTCCTCTTTCTTCCAAGGTTGTTTCGCCAGTAACCAGCACACACGTTTCACCTAAGTACTCCTTTACTTGTTGAAGAAACTCAATACGATCTGCTACTATCAAAACTTTATGGCCTTTAGCTATTTGTGTTTTAGCTATTACGGACACGTATTCTTGGTAGTCTGGATCGTATAACAACTTGTTAATTTTAGTTGCCCAGGTATCACCCGGAGACAACATCACTCCAGTTTTTACTAACACAACTTCTGGATTCAGAGTGTGACTCTGTGGTGGCTTAAAGACTATATCGCCAAAATAATCTTTAAAGAGTACATGCTTGCCATCTTTTCGCAACATAGTACCGCTAAGGCCTATACGATATCTAGCATGCATGGCATCTACGATACTACTAAATGTACTAGCAGGAGTATGGTGGGCCTCATCTAAGATGATTAGACCAAACTCTTTTCTAAGTTCCTGTATTTTCTTCGTTACTGTTTGTACGTTACCTACTACAATAGTAGGCTCTATGTCGAAATTACCCGATCCAATAATTCCGGCATCCATGCCAAACAGTTCTTTTATTTCTTCAATCCATTGATCCCTCAACATAGTGGTATGTGTAACCACTAATGTCTTTTGACCGAGCTTTCTAGCAATATGCAAAGCTGTAAACGTCTTCTTATGGACTATACCTTTATCTTATAACACATTTAACGCAATAGCATACTTTCTACTTAACCTAGTTTTTTCTGTAGAATTTGCGTACAATAGCTTGAGCATGTCTCTGCTATCATCTAAGTTTAGCCGTATGCTGTATACCTGACCTTTTTTGTTAACCTTTAGACTAATATTTTGAGCAATACATCTTTCCAGTAGAAACTCACAAATATCTTTAAACTCTTGTAGAAACTTCTCATTAGCAGAACACAGATGTAACGCAACCCTTCCAGAAGCAGTTTTTTCCAGATGGCCATCTCCATCTATATAACCACGAAGAAATTCGAGCATTAAGTAATTCTCCTCAAATAGCGGCATAGAATACGTAAAGGTTTTATTAGAGGTTATATTGAAGATATTTTCTAGATCTTCAACCATTTTAATGCTATTAAAACGTATTCTGTTGGCAGTACCGTCCATAAAAGCACAAATATCGTGCTCAGAGGAAATAGCTAGCTTAAATTTATACAGATGGTCCACGTCTTGACTCTGCAAAGCTAGTCCCACTCTATTTCTATCAGCTTCTATCCAACCGTCAGCGGCAAGCATACCTGCCCAGTAGTAAGCCGCTTTTGTATTACTACTAAAGAAAGATTCATTTAACTTCTTTTTCCTAGAGTAATTTAGCTTCCATTTATTTACTGTTCTGTAATTAACCTGACGTTCTGTTAGATTGTAAAGCTCTCCTATTTGTTTAAAAGTTAGTCCTTGTTCTCTTAAGTTAAGAAATACTTCTTTGGTCAGTTCGTTCATGATATATTCCCATATGTGGTTTTGAATAATATATAAGATACTCGCCGTGTTATACTAAATTTAGTATCGCAGCTACTTCCGTTCTGGAAGTACTGTCAGTCTCTGAACCATTTGAAGCCATTCCTGGCAACTCTGGCTGCTGATTGCCCTTAACTTAATAATAGGGGTTCCAGCAATTGAGCGAGTTTATTACCTAGTAATCACTTACTAGGAGGGCAAGACTTAAGGCTACCCCAGCCTACTAGAGCGTTGATGAAGCAGGAATCCTCAACCTTATCGTATACTTCTTGTTGTTGCGGTCTTAAAGGAATCAGTGGGTCGGGAAATGGCATAGGATTAATTATGCGTTTATCCACAATCTCATAATCATCAGGAATTAAGTCCAGCCGCCCTTGCGGCATAGAGATAATACCACCAGCATAGAGTTTATAGTTCTTAATTATTTCTATAGCTGTACGCATACTACCACCGCGTACTGGTACTTTAGTGGCTATTTTATATGTTAGTTCCTTTACTATAACATTGTGATGATCCTTGTCCCTAGGAGTTAAATATATTCGATCAGATATTACTGCTTTTGGCATTATACAAACTCTACATGTATTTTTAGTTTACGTTTTCGTGCTTCATCTATCATATTTCCAGTGCCTGGACTAACCCCATCCCACAGAGCTATAAGTGCATCAGCCCTTTCAGCCATTAGAACGTTTCGTACCCTACCTGCAGCTTTACCATAGAAGTCCCACTTAGCAGGGTATATTTCTAATGGTATATTATTTTCCAATGCGTACATTTCACCTAGCTTATCCGTACCCCTGGCTGCTCCTGACAGTACACACTCGATAAGCCAGCTAACTTTGTCAATAGCTATCAGCAGCTTATTATAGTCTGTGATATGCCTAGAACCTGCTATAATAGTTCTCATATCATTCTCCAAGTATTATCATACACTCTATCATACAGCCCATATAGAATGTAGCCCAGACCATATTTTAATATTCCAGCATATCTTTCGCCTTCTAAAGGTTCGTACAGAGTCTTAAACCTAGCAGGTATGCCATCAACTTCTAAAATATATCCACCGGCACTGTTTCTTATTATTTTTGTTATTTTTCTAAACTCTAGACTAACTCTGGTGGTCTTTTTATAGGTAAATACCTTTCCAGAGTTGTCGATATACCACTTACCACTAGCTGCGTGTTTTACTAAATTATTGAGTAAATAAATGGCAGTACCCATAACATATAAGTCTGCGCCGCCTTCGGCTTTTAACCGAAGCCTGCGCAGTCCTATAGAATCTCCAGGTACGTTCTTGTCGTCTACTATCTTTATTACTTCTCGAACAACTTCATCTTTTTCATAAAGATAGTGATAGAAAGTTACCCCATCAACCGTCGTAGGCTTCTTATTTCCTAGGAAGAAGACGGGATAGGATATTTCCATCAAGCTTATAGAATTTGTCAAATTTTCCGAACGAATAGTCATCGCCAACCTCTTGATCTACTCCGATAGGGCAGCCTGGAATAGAACAACCTCTGTCTTTCTGAGTATTACGTTTTAGAATTTCACAGTATTCTTCTACACAGTCTTCTCTAACTATACCAACAATAGAGTCGTGTACTAGCATTACTATAGCGGCATCAAGTCCCCTGGACCTAATCTCCTGTTCAGTATCCATTGCTCCTAGTAGATTGATATCACTACAAACAGACTGAATTTCAGAGTTAATTCCTGAACGAACTTCATGTGCTGCAATACCCTTGTCTTGTGAGAATACATTTAATAGTCTACGCTTACGTCCAAAGAACGAATATGTGTAACCGTTCTCTTCTATAAACTTTTTACGACTATTTAACCAAGCCTTTAACTTCTTAAACTTAGTAAAGTATGCGTTAATATCGTCCTTGGCCCTATCTATTCCGTAGTACTCTCCGGTAGCTTTTGAAACTGTGTCCGATACCTTTTGTGGCCCGGAACCGTACAAACATCGTATTCCGATATTACTATCGGGATGGACTATACCTTTATCTCTTTTGCCTTATACTATTGACCACTATACGATCGTATAAGACGTATTTTCTATCTAAATATACTTCGCAATTTTAGCTCTTGTTAAGCCTTGCTGCTTTAATTCCAAATATTTTGTATATTCTATAGTCATAAACCCTACTTTGTTGTGTAGGGAGAGATACTCGCCGTGTTATACCTCTCCCAAAATTTTCATGGCGTAGGTATACTATACACCTGTGCCATATAAGTTTCAAGAGTATTTTTAGGTATCGCAGCTACTTCCGTTCTGGAAGTACTGTCAGTCTCTGAACCATTTGAAGCCATTCCTGGCAACTCTGGCTGCTGATTGCCCTTAACTTAATAATAGGGGTTCCAGCAATTGAGCGAGTTTATTACCTAGTAATCACTTACTAGCGGGACCTTTGTAGGTTAATCCCAAATGAGATTGCCTTGGCTGATTGCCTCATAGCCGGAAAGATTTCTTTTACGGCTTCTACAACACAATTAAGGTTAAAAACCATTTTTGCAATCGAAGAGTGGAAGTCTCCTCCTTCGATAAACACTTTTTGCAACTCTTTGTCTCCCGACAATACAGCCGCATAATACATTTCGCCTGTTTGTAAATCCTGTGAGACGACTTTATAGCCTTTTGGAGCTACTATACACCCTTTAATAATAGGATCGTCACGTATAATTTGTTGTGCGTTAAATTTACCGGAACTAGAAAGTCTACCTGATGTGGTAAATATCAGATTAAAATTCGTTCTGATTCTACCATCACGATCTAGCTCGGCTAGAATCTTCGTGACATAGGTGTTCTTAATTTTGGTTAGCTGGCGTATATTTAACAGAGCTCTCGGAAGCTCGTGTAAATGCTCTAATTCCTGCAAAACTTCTGCATCTGTAGAGAGTGCTCCAGTTTTAGTACGCTTTCCTGGATGTGGAAGTTTTAGATAGTCAAATAGAAGAACTCGAAGTTGCTGTACTGAGTTAGGATTAAATATAACCCCGCTGTCTTTTTCAAACTGCTTTACTTCATCGAAAGTATAAAGTAAATTTCTAGCTTCTTCGATAGTCCTGTCCAAGTAGCCTTCAGCACCTATCATCCTCTCCTTGCTGATCGGAATACCGTGCTCTTCCATTCTGTGGAGAAACAATGTTCCAGGCCTTAGAATATTATAATACACTTTCTTAAATTTAGCATTGCCGTCAATAAGCGGCTTAAATTTAAAGAATATTTCTAAAGTGGCTGCAGGGTCAATACTAGCATATATAGAGATAATTTCAAAAGGAATTAAGTCCCAAGTAAAGTCATCACGTAATACGCTGTGCAGCCTACAGTAGTTATCTATAAATTCCGACAACTCAGTATCATAGTCCCCATAACTGGTATATTTAATAGCTAGAGGCTTAAGACCGTGGGAGGAGTTCTCGTCTAGAATGTAGTGCATAACCATTGTGTCATGCACGTGGTCGTCTCTAAACCGAATACCAAAGTGATACTCAATCATTTTGTAGTCGAACTTCATATTGTGAAATACTATTTCTTTAGTATCCACAATTTTCTGTATCAACTCCATGTGTCTATCTTCAAGTACGTCAGATAGAATATATCTACCCTGTCCAGGTTTATATGATATACATAAACCTAAAACATATCCGTCCCTAGGATATAGGGCCGTAGTTTCAGTATCTAGAGCAACTACTGAGCCTTCGTCTTCGAGCGCCTGTAGTAAAAAGTTATAGGCTTCATCTCCATTATCAATGCCCTTAAAATCGCCAAATTTAACACCATCTTTAACTTCTCCGGATACATACTTTTTAACCTTGTCTACGGCTCTATCAAATTCTGCCTTACCCTCAGGTTTGAAGATAAGCACTGCAGGGTTAGGAATGCAGATAAACTTTTCTCGTACCAGCTGACCAGCATAGTCGGTCACCTTCGTGACGCCTGCATACTCTTTAGAAGCCTCAGAACCTACGCATATAACATAGCCATACTCTTCTAGATAGACTTCTAAATCAATGTCTTTTTTGAGTAACTTTTGCACTGGAATGCTAGACATGTGGTACAAATCAAATTCAAAGTCAAAATACTTCGAATAGTCGTTTCTAGAGGGGGCTTTATCAATTATCGCTACTTTTGCCATTTATCATCCTATTTAACACATCTACCTCTTTCTTGGATAGTCCACCCGGATCCTGACCTTCTTCCAGTTCGACTATGTGTGTTTTTAAGTTTAAACTCTCTAAGACTGGTTTTAGCTCTGCTGCTGCAGCCCTTCCTGGATCGTCTCCATCCATTAATAGGTATACTGTATGAATGCCTTGCGCTTTATATGCTAACATTTTATACTGCGCAGTATTAGTTAGATTATTAGC